GCGCCGTTCAGTTTGGACTGAAAGTCGCTTGTGTTGGCCGAAACTACGGCCGATATTTTGCCGAGATAGCCGTTTGCCATAGTCTCATCCTTGCATCTTTATCAACTTCGCTATCTCGGCAACCATTTGCTCTTTAGTCTGTCGAGGCCGCGGCGGCGCGTGCGACGACGGAATGAACGCGGCCTCGTCTGGAATATCGTGCTTCTTGTAGTTGCCGGAGGACGCCATGATGACCCTGCAAATCCTCGCGGTTTGCTGCCAACCGTCGCTGATCGGCCAGCGCTGGTCATAGGCGTACCATTCGGCTATCTCGTCAGAGTCGATAGTCTCCAGAAGTTCTCGGACGGTCTTGCCAAGGGCCAGGGCTAGGCGGAAGTAGAAGCGGCGTTCTGGTCGGACGCCGAACCTTCCCCCATCGCATCAACTGCCTCCTTGGTGAAGCCATTGATGGCCCAGGCCGCGTCGAACACGCGATTGATCACCACGCTCGACCGCTCGCCCAAGGCGTCGATGTCGGCGTCGGTCAGGATCGTCGCACCGTCCTCGTCGCAGAGCGTCAGGATGAGAAACTTCATGCGGAAGTTCTTCATGCGCTGCTCGGCCGCCAGGGCTTCCTCAAAGGACTCGCGGGCCTTGCCGTTGATGACGCGGACGTAGTAGGTGCCGCCCCACTCTGGCACGTCAATGCTCTTGATGCGGATGTCCTTGGCGCCGAAAAGCCGCTTGCGAAGATCAGACGACATGCTCATGTGCTCCAACTGGTGGGGTGAAAAAAGACTAGGACGAGTAGTAATCCGTTAGCCGGAATTTCATCGTCCCGCGAACAAGGTCATTGACGGTGGCGCCGACGGTGGCCGATTCCAGCAGCACGTTGCGGCTGTAGGAGAATCCGGCAGACGAGAACGTCAGCATCCCCACTTGCTTAACAAGCGAGGACATGTCGCCGCCCAAGTAATCGACGGATACGCTGCCGCCAGACCACTCGCCGGTCGGGACGATGACGGACGTTGCGGCGCTCGCGTTCCAAGGGGTCATGTCCACAACTCCCGCGGTCGGTGTTTCCACCGAAATCCCGGTAAGCGTGAAACTGACACCCTTGAACGAGAATGTTGCGCCGTGCGCGGTGGTGCCGGCCATCGCCATTCACCCCAGCGCGGGCTACACCCGGATAGTAACGCTTCCCTTGGCGAGATCGCCCACGCTGCCACTGATGCTGGACGCCATGCACGTTCCGGTGCCGGAGTACGACAGGCCGCCGCCAGTGATCGAAACGCTGCCGCTTGAGCCGACGGAAGCAAGCCCGCCACCAATGAACTCAATCGTGACGTCGGTGTTACCTGCAAGGCCAGCCACAAACGGCCGTTTCGCGCCAACAGCAAGGCCCATGTGGCTACCATCGATCAAGTCCGTCGACTGGTTAACTGAAATGGAAGTCGCGTCGTAGGAAGTTCCGTTGAAAGAAGCGGTAACTCCAAGTGCTGCTGTCGCTGCCATGCTGCGCCTCCTTGCGCTCTAAAAGTATTACTGGGTAGCCTCTGACCAACGAATCTGAAACAGTTGTCGAACCTCGTATGCTGGCGGGAGTTGTGCCCCGACCGCGGCCGGATCGATAAAGTCGTCCGTTTCCGACACCAGCCTCATATCACTAATTGTAGCCCCCGCGAGCGTGCCGATGTGACCATCCAGGGCCAATCGCACCTCGTCGGCCAGGGTCCGCGTCATGTCGTAGGTGGTTCCCCACGAGGCGATCTGGAGGCTTACGAGCGGCAAGTGCGCCGGCCCTGTAAATGCCGATTCGCGGATGATGTTTTGGCGTTTGTAGACGCAGAACGGCATGGTCGCTGTCTTCGGGACTGCGATGGCGAAAACTTGAAAGCCGACCAGCCGGGCCACGCCTGGGGTCGTCACAAGCCGCTGAAAAACGTGCTTCTCCGGCGAGATGATCATGTGGACAACCTCTCCAGATTGCGCTTGAGGGCGGCCGTCAGCGTGCTCAAGACGGCCTGCTGCTCTTGGGTGATCGTGTTCTGCATGGCGTTCGTTGGCTTCATCTCGCCGTACTCATCGCCGGGGTGAAGCGTGACGGGGTGCTGGCGGCCGGTTTTCTTGTCGGTGTAGAAGTCGTGATTGCCGCCGCGGCCTCGCCGGGCCTGACGGGTCGGTTCGTCCCGCGACCCCATGAGGAAGTAATAGCCCTTCGACATATTGGCGAACTGCTGGTCGTTGGCCGATGAATGGCGGCTCATCTTGCCATTGATGGCTTGATGGACGTTGATGTAGGTCCGTCGGCCCTGCGTGCCCGGCCGCCGACGGCCTGTGCCGAACTCCACCAGCCATGCGTGGTTTCCCGAAGCCTGCTTGTCGTTGGCCCCGACGGGGCCGGTCTGAAGCGGCCCAACGATGGCGATGACGCCGCCGTCTTCGGGATACGACTTGACCTTCGTGCGAACGCTTTTGCGCAGATTCCCGGTCACGTCGGCCACGCGGCTGCGATAGCCATTTTCGATGTGCTTGGCGGCCTCCTTGACGCAGTTGCCAAGCGCGGCCGGCTCACCCATCTTGGCCGCCAAGGATTGCAGTTTCAGCGCCAACTCGCGGATGCCGGCCGTCTTGACCGTGACGAAGCCCTGCGCGAGAGACTTTCCTGTCGAGCCGCCAATGTCGCGGGCGACACCCTCTCCCTGTGTGATGCCGGGGAGGCCGAGATCGTTCATCACTCCACCTCTCTCGCCATGATTTCGTGCACGGTGCGAACTTCCCGCTCCATGACGCTCACGATCTCCATCATCCGCCCCCGCCAGGACAGGCGGTGCTGGTGCGTGATGCCGGGGAAGAACCGAATCCGTACCTTGTGTGTGATGATCGCGTTGGCCTGCTGCGCCTGGAGGGTTTCGCGGGCTGAAAGACCCTGGACGCTGGCCCATACCGTGCCGGCCGGCACAAACGGCACCACGGCCGCGCCCAGCGTGGACTGCTCGTCCGTCGCCGGGGCGAGGATGGTCACACGCTCGCGCATGAGGCCGGAAACGATCACTAGCCCACCCACACGCAGGAGTACGATCCAGTTCCGGCCACGGCCGCGACCGTAACCGTGGCGGTCGTCGGCAGGACGGCCACCCTGTCGGCGGTCACGTCGAGGCCGCCGGCCAAGCGGAGCGGGCCGGCGCCTGTGTTCTTGATGACGAGCGTCGAGAGCGTGGCCGGGCCGGTGATCGCCACGGCAGCCGTCGTACACGTCGCTGTCAGGGCCACCGCGGCCAGCGGAGAGGTCGAAACGTGGTCGGACAGCGTGCCGATGGTCAGCGTCGTGGCTGTGGCATCCTGAAATACAACGTCAACGTCCACGCGGGCGCGAATGGTCATCGGTAGACTCCCAGGCCGGAGGCGGCCAGCAGCGTGTCGAACATGTAAGGCGTCGAGGTCATGCTGCCGACAACTGCCGGCTGCCGCGTGTCGAACCAGTGGGCGACCAGGGCGAGGATCAGCAACTTGGCGGGCGGGGGCACGTCCGCAGGCAATGCGCCGTATCCGGCTGAATACTGCACGGTGACGGAGTTCTCGTCGCCGCGAGTCGGCGGCCACGCCGTGGCCCACTGCGGATAGATACGGCCGGGCATGACGCGATAGTCCACCTGAAAGTCATTGGCCGCGCTCGTCAGCGTCGAATAGGTGCCATCGCCGTTCCGGTAGGTGACCGTGACGGGGGCGTTCAGCATCGGCATCCTGGGCAAAATGATGGCCCACACGGGAAACAGGTCGTAGCGGGCTTCCCACACGCTGGTCATCAGCGTTAGTTCCAGCACGTCCTCGACGTAGACCCTTCCGCACTGGATGAGGGAGGTGATGTAGTCGTCGGAGTCGGTGGTATCGACGCGGCACTGCGCCTTGGCCTGGGCGAGCGTCACCGGCTCGGCAGACGGGCCGCTGACCCTCACGAGGCTTCGATACGGGGTGATCGAAGACGTGGGCCGCTGGGGCGTTCCGAAAACGATCTGATCCATGACTACCGCTTCCTCTTGTGTTTGGGAGCGGCATCCGCCCGCTCAACGTCCCTGTCTTCGTCCGCAGTCTCGACGGCACGCTCCTCGTGCTCGTCAACGGCCGCGATCAGCCCCTTGCGGATGAAGATGTCGCACATGCCGCCGGGCCAATCCTCAAACACTTGGCCGGCTTCGTAGTTCCCGAAGTTGTGGAGCACGCGAATTTTCATGTCACCCGCCCCCAGGCGTCCTCGGGCGACTTCTGCCCGTTCGTCCAGTAGTCAGTGGTGTGCTGATGCACCTTGCACTGCGGATTCGCGCGGCTGGGCCAAGTGATCATCAGTTCGGCGTGGCCGACGCTGATGTTCGTGGCGATGCCCAGCGTGTTGCCAGCCTTGGCCCACTGGCGCCAGAAAAATATGTCTTCTTCGCAGTGGCCCCCGTCCCACATGCCCTTTTCGTTGGGCTGGGCCAGAAACCACGGCTTCGGCATCTTCTTGAGGGCTTCGGTGCGAAGGAACGTGCAGCCGAAGTGAGCCGTCTCGACTCGCTGGACGGGCTTGGCGAACCAATTGTCCTCGACGCTGGAATGTTCCTCCAGCGACACCCCCGCCTTGGCGAACATCACCGTGTTGGCCTCGCGCTTGGTCTGTAGCGGCGCGATGGCGTCAACGCCTGAGTGCATGAGCAAGGCCAGAAGCGCCTCGACCGTGCGGGCGTTGAAAATCGTGTCGTAATCAAAGGTCAGGATCACGTCATTTTCCTCAATGACGGTTTCCATCACTCTCTGGAGCGTCTGCCCCCAAAACGCCCCGCAGATTTTGGTGGGCGCGATGCCGTGCGGGGCCAGAGCGGCCGCCACGCAGAAGAAGTTGTCAGAGAAGGTCAGGCGCGGGGTGCTCATCACCGCCGCGACCTTGACCTCCGCTTCTACACCACCAATACGCAGCAGCACGTTTCGCTCCTTGTGTGGAGCGGGCGCGCATCCTTGCGCCTTCGTCGGCCCGTCATGGCCGTCCCGCTTGTACGGGATCAGCCCTTGACCCAGCCGATGACGCCGGCCTCGGACGCAGACGACGGAGCGTTCTCGCCGCGGGACAGACGAGCCGTGACCGCCGTGTTGACGGACACCGCCGGAGTCGCCGTGACCTTGAGGTAGCGCTTCTTCGACTTCGCATCCACGTCCAACTTCACGATGGACGCCACGGCGGTGGGGGCCGTGGGGATCGTGAAGTCGGTGCCGCCGGTCATGCCGGCGACCGCGGAGTAGGACGAGTCGTCGTCTGACTCCTCAATCTTGAGCACGCTGGCGAACACCGTGCTGGCGTTGCTGGCCCGCAG